TTTCATAAATGGAGTACAAGTAGGTAATACCGATACATCGTGCAGCGTACCAGCAACGAGCCGAATTCAAATGGGACAAACAGCCCTTTCTTCAGACACGAGCTGGACAAAGCAACTACTTCTATTCAAGACCCGTTTAACTAACGCCCAACTGGCAGAATTAACCACGCTATGACCTGGAAAAAGTACGAAATGAGTGCCGCCAAGTGGGCGGAACTGCGCGCAAAAATTGAAACGACTGGCACCGACCCGGAAGGCGAAACCTACGCAACGTGGGACCCCGCCAAAGTGGTGGCCGTGGTGGAGCTTGGTAAACTGTGCAAAGCCTGGGGCACCGATGAAGAAGGTAAGCCCGTATGCACGGACCAAAGCACCAAAGAGGCGGTAGATATTTTGTGGGCTGACGCACCCGTAACCGGGTTCGCTAGCTACGCGGTAACTGTGGCACCTGGCAGCGAAGCGCACCAGTTTGCCGGAATGACTTGGGAGTAATGACAAACGACCACGTAACCGGAGCTTGGGCCTTAAATATCGGCAGCGCCCTATTCGCCCAAGTGCAGCCTATTGTAGGCACGATTTCCTTTTGCTTGGCTATTGCCTACACTATTTACCAATGGCGCCGCGATGCTAAAGCGAATAACCCAAAATCCTAAAACGAGCATACTAGCTGGCATACTCTTTATGTTGGCTTTTATACTTGTTTGGTTTGGCAAGAGCACACTAACCGAAGCTAGTGTATTTTTGCCTGCGATAATCGGATTTTTATGGGCCAAAGATTAACGGCGAACTTTACGCTTGAAGAACTTACAAAGACCAGGTTTAGCCTGGATAACACGCCAAGTGCGGCGCAGGTGGAAAACCTACGAACGCTATGCGAAAAGGTGCTACAACCCCTACGCGATGCGGTGGGGCCGGTTAATGTAACCAGTGGCTACCGCAGCAAGGACGTCAACACCCTAGTGCACGGCGCACGTAATAGCGACCACCTGCACGGCTACGCGGCGGATATTCAAGCACCGGACGGCGACCACAAAAAGCTGTACGATTACATAAAAGGTAATTTAATGTTTACCCAGCTCATTTGGGAATTTGGCGGCGACGCCCAACCCCAGTGGGTCCACGTGAGTTACAACCCCAAAGACCTTAAACGTGAAATACTCCGCGCCCGCAATGTGGGCAAGCGCGTTACTTATAGCCGCTTGCAGCCCTAAAGTCGTCGAAACCGTTACCATACGCGAAACGCAGACGGTACACGATACCATTACCCTGCGCGATAGCGTAACGCTGGTTAACGACCGCGTGCAGGTTGAAATAGTAAGATTACCGGGAGAACGTTATTACGTTAAGGGAACGTGTAAAGGAGATACGGTAAAACTATACACTGACAAAACCATTACAAAAGTCAACCGCGAGGCTGACAAAAAAACCGAAAAGGCTGCTATGGTGGTAATTACAATTTTAGGGTTAGCTTTACTGGCGGTAATCCTAAAGAAATGATAACTACCCACCACCGCAACAGCCATACCCTGCACGTGCCGGGTAGCCGCATTAAGCTTTACCTACTTTCGGACCTGCACTGGGACAACCCACACTGCGACCGCAAAGCGCTAAAGAAACACCTAGACCTAGCCAAAGAGGAAGGCGCAAAGGTCGCCATAAACGGCGACTTTTTTTGTTTAATGCAGGGCAAGTACGACCCGAGGCGCAGCAAAAAGGATATTCGACCCGAGCATAATAAGGTCAATTACCTAGATGCCGTCATTGAAGACGCGGTAGGCTGGTTCGGGGACTACGCCGATACCATTATATTTATAGGCTATGGAAACCACGAAACCGCTATTATTAAAAACGTGGAAACGGACCCTTTGCAGCGGTTCGCTGACCTATTCAATTACACCCACAAGCCGAACATACCGCTTACAGTCGGGGGCTACGGTGGATGGCTTACTTTACAGTTTAAGTGCTCCACATTTGACAAATCGTATAAAATCCATTACTATCACGGTAGTGGCGGCGGCGGACCAGTTACGCGAGGCGTAATACAAAACCAGCGCAAAATGGCCGACGTAGAGGGTGCCGACTGCATTTGGATGGGCCACGTACACGAGCTGTACGCCATGTACCAAAGCAAAGCCGGGCTAGACGGCAGGCGCGTGCCAATCATTAAGGACGTGCTGCACGTGCGTACTGGCACCTACAAAGACGAGTATAGCGACGGGGCTTTCGGCTGGCACGTAGAACGCGGGGCACCAGCCAAGCCAATCGGCTGTATTACGGTGGACTTTTACCTGCGCAAAAGCCAAGGTAAGCGCACTTTGGACGTTTTCCCGCAGATATTGACCGAAAACAATTACAACCGTTAAAGATTTATGGCCTAGTATTGCAGTGTTAACCAACACTAACAAACAATGGCAAATAAATTTATTAACTGGATTGACCGCAAAGGCGTACCCATTATGGGCTTTGTAGTCATAACCCTGCTCGCAGTTTTGGCGGCAGTTACTATTTACCGCATGATTTTTAACTACACAGCATGAAAACAGCAACCATTCAACACGCAACCGGCGACGGCACCTGGCAAAGCGCTTACGGCCTTATGTACTCTTACGAGCTACACCTTTCCAACGGCGAGCACATTAAGGTAAACGCTAAAAAGGCTAACGCCTTTGCTTCGGGTCAAACCATTAATTACGAGCTGACCGGGAAGACGGACAATAACCAAACGCCGTTAGCCAAAATTGTGAGCGATTTTAATCAACGCCCGCAGGGCGGTGGCTACAGTGCGCCAGCTGCACAGCCAGCCCAGGCAGGCGGAAAGGACCGCAGCATTTTGATTCAAGTAGCTTTTAAAATGGCTATGGACCGTATCAACGCGGACCCGACCAAATCAGTGGATGAGGTACCAGGACTCGCTAAATGGTTGTACAATGAATTAAAGACGGCACATGAGCAATTTTAGCACACCAATGGCCCAGGAACTTGAGGTTTACATTGAGGGCCAGCTGTCGCTAGTGCGCAGCAAAATGGAAGGCGCCGACCCTATGGAAGCTAGCGACCTATGGGGGCAGATGAAGCAGCTGCAAAAGCTAAAGACTTGGCTACATTATTGGGAGGGCTTAAATAAAAAGCGATGACCCACGAGCTAACGCTTTGCGACCTCAACCTTGAGGACCAAATTATAGTAGAGGTCTATCGGGACTGTGACGAAGACGGCTGCACCGTCCGAGTGCATAACTGGAACCTATTTATAGGCGGGCACGTAGTGCAGCTGCCTAAAGAATTGCGGGAGAAAATCTACCCGATGCTGGACGACTACGCTGCAGACCTTGATCCCTTTGACTCATGAACGTAAAACAAAAAGGCAACCGATTTGAGCAGGCCGTGGCGCGTAAGCTGCGGCAGCTCTTTCCCAACGTGCGCACAGCACGTGAGTGCAACAAATGGCTAGACGCCCAGGGCGTAGACTTTGTAGACACGTACCCGTTTCAAATTCAAGCCAAGCACGTAGAGCGTGGGCTAGACCCTCACGCGGTGCTCGAAAAGATGCCGGAAACCGACGGTATGTACAATGTAATACTGTGGAAAAAGAACCGCAAGCGCACGCTGGTGGTTATGACCATAGAAGACGCCGAGGAAATTGCATGGATGCTTAAACGCGAGAACATATTATGAGCGAGGTAGTACGCAAACCCATGCTGTTTAAGTTCTATTACCAGTACAGCGACGGAACACTAACGGACGTACTGTTAGAGTTCCGCGGTAATATCGAAGCAGAAGCTTGGACCAAAACGGAGTTTATCGGCTTGAACTACCTGCGCCATGAACGGATTTCGTAAATTCATAGAGCGAAGCGAAAGCAAGGGCTTTGATATGCGAAACCTGCGTAAGGAACTAGAGCAGGTAGAGGCTGAAATGGCAGAACTGCGCCACCAGGCAGAGCTTTTAGAGCGCCTAGCGCTTTACATTACGCGTAGCAAACACCACGCTAACACGTTTTACTGGGCCAAGCATTTGGAACGGGAAAAACTTATATGGGAACTAGGGGACGATTTCGACCCCTTAACATGGGAAACTAATTTTAGAGTATGGAAGCGATAGACGGAATTACTGACCCATACGCTGCGGCGCTATGGCTCGAGCAACAGCTTAAAGATGCAAACGGCTTTTACCACAAGGGCCGTTTTTTTATCGCCGAAGGGCACGAGTACAAGGAAATAACCAGGGACGAGCTAGCCGCGGTTTGCTTTGACCTGCTAAAGTCCAAAGGCACGCAGGCAAAGACCACATATATTATAGATTATTTAGCCCACAAGCTTACCGACGACACCGTAAGCGTGGATATTGTACCCTTTCAAAACGGTTACATTTCCGGCGGTAAATTCATTACCGACCTACGATATAAGGTCCCGCAAAAAGTAACGGAAGTTATACCTTACGACTTTGACGTACTGGCGTTTCCGGTCAAATGGCTGCAGTTCCTAGATGACGTATTTAAAGGCGACGACGACGCACACCAAAAGACCCAGCTTATACAAGAGTGGTTCGGATATTGCCTAGATCGAAGCCTAAACCTACATAAGGCCCTGGTGCTTTACGGGGACGGTGGAAATGGCAAAAGCGTTATACTGGACGTACTGGCGGCTATGGTGCCATACGTTACGCGCCTGGAGTGGCACGAGCTGAACGAGCAGCGCAACCTAGAGCGCCTGGCAGGCAGCTGGGTAAACATAGCCACGGAAATAAGCTATAAAGACAGCACCGGAACCACGGGTTTTAAAAAAGCTGTGGCAGGTGAAACACTGACAGCTAACCCGAAGTATAAGAAACCGTTTGATTTCAAGCCCTACGCGAAGTTTGCGTTTGCGACCAATGGCTTACCAATGGTGGACGACGTGAGTAATGGCGTATTCCGTCGGCTTATGGTAATCAGCCTTAACAACAGCTTTGTAGGGCGTGAGAACTGGGGCCTAACGGCCGAGCTAATTAAGGAAATGCCAGGTATCATACAATGGGCACACAACGGGCTTTTGAGGCTATACCAAAACAAAAGCTTTACCGACGTGCCCAGTAACGTGGTCGAATTGCAGGAATTTAGAAGGGCTATAAATAGCCTACAGTCATTCCACGACGAGAGCATAAGTATGTACGAAGGGCAGGAAGTTAGCTTTAGTGAGTTCTACCGGAGCTATACTAGTTATTGCCACGACACGGGTAACCGACCCTTTGCGAGGAACAAGGTCCGTTCGGTAGTTAATTCGCTTGGACTTAAACTAATGGTTTACACTAGCCATGATAACGTGCGCATGGTCAAGGCGTTAGCACCTATCAACTGGTCCAGTGAGTTTAATTAACTAATTAACTACTCACTACTACTTTTTTATAAGTTTATATATAATAGGAGTAGTATAGTGGTAATATGTTTATTTCTAAAAAGTAGTTACTAGTAGTTAATCTGGTTAATTCATGCCCAACTATCTAAAGCACCACGCACACCGTAAGCGCATAGTGGCCAATAACCCGCTGTACGCGACGACCAAGTGGCGCAAGTACCGAGCAGCCCTACTAATGCGCAGAGGTGGGCAGTGTGAGGCGTGCGGTACTGTACCTATGTTCGACCGCGAGCTACACGTAGACCACATACGACCAATAGCAGAAGGTGGCGAAGTGTACAACGAAGCGAACCTACAAATACTATGCATTCAATGCCATGGCAAGAAGACAGCTGGTGAACGGGGGTGGGGTGCTATCTCAAAGAAAACCGCTTCCGATTCCACCGACGCCTTTTCCTTTCGCCAAAAGGACGACCAAAACCCCCCAAACGTAATCTTTTAAAACATGAACGAGGAACTAGCGCGCTGGGAGCGCATCAAACTGGAGTGCGAGAAAAGCATCGACACGCACGGTGCAATTATTGAAGCAGTAACCGACCGCGGCAAGCCAGTGCTGCGCAAAAACCCGGCAATCGAAACACTACAAAAGGCCCAGGCTGAAATCGAAAAACTACGCAAGACGCTAGCCAATGACCTCAACCTGGACTGAAAATATAATTGAGCGCTATTGTGTGCTGACCGAAGACGCTGGCGCTGGCAAGCCAGTGCAGCTCATGGACTGGCAACGCGGGCTAATCCGTGACGCCGAAGGTAAGCGCATGGTATGGCTGGAAATTCCGCGCAAGAACGGAAAGTCCGCGTTTATTGCCATGCTCGCCATAGCGCACCTGCTCAAAGGGTTTAAGGACGGCACTAACCCGCAGGTAATCCTAGCGGCAGCAACCAGGGAGCAGGCAGGTATTTTGTTTGGCTACGTGCGAAACATGATTTTGCTAAACCCGCAGCTGCAAAAAGTTTTAGAACCTTTCCGGAAGGAAATACGCTTGAAGGGTAAGCCTGGGTACCTAAAGACCATTACTAGCGACGGCGGAAGTAACCACGGACTAAACCCGTCCCTAATCCTTTGCGACGAAATTCACAGCTGGAACGAGGTAAAGGGTCCAGAACTTTGGGAAGCCTTGCGCACGTCAATGGCTGCACGGCCCAGCCAAATGATAGCCATAACCACGGCAGGCAGTGCGTACAGCTTTGCCCACAAGTGGCACGAGTATGCGCAGCGCGTAGCGGAGCAGCCCGAAATAGACCCAAGCTGGTTAACTATTATTTACGGGGCAGGGGATGACGAAGACCCGCACAGCCCCGAAGTTTGGCAAAAGGCTAACCCGTCCCTGGGAGTAACGGTTACGTACCAGTACCTAGAAGAATTAAGCAACACGGCCAAGCACGACGAGCCGACGCTATTAAGCTTGCGTAAGCTGCACCTAAACCAGTGGGCAGGTAGCGCGCAACCCTACATCGAACTGGGTAAGTGGCTAAAATGCCAGGGCGGAAGGCCAAAAACGCTGGACAAATGGCGCTGTTTCCTGGGTGTAGACCTTGCCGCGGTGAACGATTTTACCGCTTACGCTGTGGTTTATTTTAATGGCGAGCGCTTTTATACGCAGCAATACTACCAAATTACCGACCACGCCATGAGCAAACGAAAGCAGAAGTACCCGAACCTGGTGCGCAACTGGATAAAAAACGGTAGCCTAGACGTGGTTAAGGGCGAGGTAACGACCACCGACCACCGTATAGCCATGATTGAGCAGATTATGAACGACCACCCGGTAGAAGGTATTTTCTTTGACCCGTGGAACGCAGCCGAAACGGTGGAGCGCCTGCGCAGTAAATACGGCAAACAGTTTTGCTGGGAAGTGCGCCAGTCGGCGCTTATGGTAAATGAACCCATGAAGCTGCTGTACCGCATGGTTACAACCAAGGGAATTACGCACGACGGCAACCCTATTACTGCGTGGATGATAGCCAACACCAGCCTGCACATAGACAAAAACGACAACTGGACCTTTCAAAAGGATAAAGCCCCGGACCGTATCGACGGCACAGCGGCCCTAATTACGGCGCTAGCGGGATACGTACATAATGCAAGTACGGGAATTTCAACTTATGAAGATATCGACCTAATTTTTGTATAACTTTGTATTTGGTATGGCATGGTATGACCGCATAACCCGTAGCGTTTCGGGTATCATTAACCCGAAGCCCTGGCTGTTAAGCCTATTCGGTGGCAGCTCGACGCTAGCGGGCGAAAACGTAAGCAGCACTAACGCCCCAAAGGTTTCCGCCGTTTACGCGTGCGTGAACCTAATCAGCTCAACCGTGGCGTCAATGCCGTGGAACTTGTACCGCGAAACGGAGCAGGGACTTATTTACCAGCCCGGACTACTTAACGACCTGGTAAGCCGTCGCCCAAACCAAGCGTACAACAGCTACGATTTCCGTAAGGCCTTTATGGCCCAGCTGCTTCTTCGCGGTAACGCGTACATTTTGCCTATGCGCAGCGGCAACGCGCTGGCCGGACTAGAGCTAATCGACACGGACTTGGTAACACTGGACACGACCAGCGGCAGCCTGGTGTACCGCGTCTACCTAAACAACGGCGTAACCATGAACCTTACGCCCGACCAAATTATACACCTTAAATACTGGACGCTGGACGGTATTAACGGCGTTAGCCCGGTCGCATACGCGAAGGAAATTATCGGTACGTCAATGGCAGCAACCGCACACATGGGCGGCTTCTACGGTAACGGCGGTATGCCCAAGGGTATTCTGCAAATCCAGGGCACCATTCGCGACGCTGACCGCGTTAAGCAAATTGGCCGCCAGTTTGACGAGCTGAACAAAGAGCATAAGGGGCGGACCGCCGTGCTTACTGAAGGCGCGGAGTACAAGCCAGTCGCTGCGAACTTTCAAGAGTCGCAGCTGATTGAGAGCTTAAGGTTTAGTGTTGAGGAAATTTGCCGCTTGTACTTGGTCCCCCCGCACAAAATTGGCCACATGGAAGGCGCAGGCTACGCCAACAGCATCGAAGCGCAGAACGCCCAATTTATTAGCGACTGCATTCGTCCGCTGGTAGAGGTGATCGAGCAGGAGTTTACCAATAAGCTGCTCAACGGTAACCGCCGTTTTCAGCTTGACATGAAGGCCCTAATGCGTGGCGACATCGCCACCGAGGTACAGCGTAACGTAAGTTACTGGAACATCGGCGCCATGAGCGCTAACGAAATTCGCCGCACCGAGGGCTTGCCACCAATCGAAGGCGGCGACGAGTATAACAAGCCTATGCACATGGCTAGTAATGACCAAAACAATGGAGAAGGAAATACGGACCCAGGCGATACCGAAGACGGACAGTAACACCGTCGAGGGCTACGCGCTTAACTGGAACGAGTACGATATGGGCGCTTTTGTGGAGCGCATCGAGCCGGGCGCCTTGGGCGACCTGCGCAGCTACGACGTACACGCCTTATATAACCACAATTACGACCAAGTGCTAGCGCGGTCAAAGTACGGCGAAGGCACCTTGGCCTTGGAGCAGGACGATAACGGTTTGAAGTTCCGTTTCGACTTGCCCGAAACCACAACCGGAAACGAGGTACGCACCCTGGTAGCCCGCGGCGACGTGGACCAGGCTAGCTGGGCCTTTACCGTTAAAAAAGAACGCTGGGAGAACGTCCGCAGCGAAAAGCCCGTGCGTATCATTGAGGCAATCGGCGAAATGTACGATATTAGCCTTACGCCGCGCGGAGCTAACCCGACTACGTCCGTAGCACTACGGTCGCTAGAAGAAGCCCTAAAGGCTGAACAACCCGAACAATTAACCCAAAACCCCGAACCCGTGGAAAATCACGAACAAGAGGCAGAAGTACGCGCCAACGCTTTCGTAGACGCGTCTGCTGTGCAGGGCAAGCTTTCTAAATCAGAGGAGCGCAACCTTGCCAAATTTAACCTTATCAAGGCAATCAACGAAGCACGTGCTGGAAAGCTTACTGGCGTAGAAGCCGAAGTAAACCAGGAAGGCATGAACGAAAAGCGCAAGCTTGGAGTGGACGTCCGCGATATGCACGCCGTTAACCTGCCCGAAATGTTTACCAAGCGTACCCAAACCGTAACCGGTGGTACTAACGGTAACTTGGGTGGCGACTTGGTATTCACCGACCCGGCCCGTTACATCGACTTTCTTTACCCTAACACGCCGCTTCTGCAGCAGGTTTCGGTAGCTGAAAACCTCGTAGGTAACGTATCATTTCCTCGCCAAACGGCTGCTTACTCACTGAACTGGAAAACGGAAACCGGAGCCGACACGGCGCAGGACATTACGTTTGATAACGTAGTTATGTCGCCCAAGCGTGCCGTAATTACTGCATCTATGTCAAACCAGCTGCTCCGTCAAGAGTACAGCCGCGGCATCGAGCAGCGCATTATCAACCAGCTCAACCTTTCCTTTAACAAGGGCATGGAAGACGTTATCCTGAAGGGTACCGGAACCAATAACCAGCCTACGGGTATCTACACCGCTTTGGACGCTCAAAAGCTCACCATCGGTGCTATCGACTACGCTGACCTTATCGCCTTCGAAAGCGCTTTGGCTAACGCCGACGCTTTGGCTGGTAACCTGGCTTACGTTACGCATCCCGCCGTTTTGGCCAAACTGAAGCAGACCAAGCTTGACGCTGGTTCGGGCCGTTTCCTCGTAGAGGGCACGCTTAACCCAGTTATGACCGCCAACGGTTACAACATCCTTTCGACCACCCTTTCTCCGAAGTACACTACGCCGGACCCCGACGAGTACGGTATGGTATTCGGTAACTGGAGCGACGTACAAGTAGGCTTCTGGGGCGGTGCTACCCTTATGGTAGACCCCTACACGAACATGAAGTCGTCAATCGTAGAAATCTACCTGGAGCGCTTTATGGACGTAGCCGTATTGCGCGACGCATCTTTTGCTTTGGCTAAAGACATCACTATCTAAACATGGTAACGGTTAGCAGTTATACGCCGATATCGGTAAACCTTACCGAATTAAAGGCCTTTTGCCGCGTAGACGGGAGTGCAGATGACGCACTCCTAACTATGCTTTTTGGCGCAGCGGTCGAGGAGTTTAACAGCTACACCGGATACCGTTTAGGTGCTACAACTGTAACAGTGGATACCGAGGGGGCGGCGCAGTACGCGCTACCCCTTGGTCCCGTTACGGCTATTACGAGCGTAACCGCTTACGACGACGAAGGCGTAAGCACGGTACTGGCGCTTTACGACGACTACACCTACATTAACACGACCCTGGCGCTGAACGAAACCCCGGCGCGCATGGTAATCGTGTACACCTGCGGCGATACCAACCCGCCCGCAGACGTGAAACACGCGCTGTACCAACGCGTTAAATTTGGTTACGACTACGGCGACGACTTGCCGTACAATACAAACCGTTTCTTCGACCGCCTAGCATTCCGCTACCGCCAAAACTTTAGCTAATGCTTGACCTGCGCGTAGAGCTTTTCCAGCCGACTAGTGTACCAAACAACAGCGGCCAGGTTATCAAGACCTGGGCCAGCGCTGGTACATTTTACGCAGGGCGCGAAATTTTGCCCCAAGCAGGTAGCGAGGCTATGCCATACGACCAAATGGTAAGCGCGGCTAACTACACCTGGCGCCTACGCTTCGGCAACCCAGTGCGCCCAAACTGGCGCCTTGTTTACAATAACGAGGATTACGATATAATCAGCGTCGTGCCCGAAGGGCGCCGCCGTTATTTGCTGGTTAAAACCCGACTGCGGGACAATGGCACGCGGTAAAACGGTTTACCTACGCAGCGAAAGCGGACGCGTAGAGGATTTCGACCAGTTCCGCGACCGCATCAAAACTTTAGGCAACCCCGAAAATTTGCGTTTTAAGGAGCTTCGGCAGCTGCTAAAGCGTGAGGCTGCACCAGTGGTAAAAAAAGCCCGCCAGGACGCTTATAATAGCATGAACGCAAAGGCTAGGATTCGCAACCGAAAGGGCGAAACCGTAGCCAAAGACGAAAAGGGCGCCTTCTACAACCTTTACAAAACGATAGACAGCTTCGCCAACAAAGGGACCGTAAAGGCCTACGTGGTAATCGGCCTACGCGGCAAGGACAAGGACGGCGCGTATTACGCCAACTGGCAGCTGTTCGGTGGCACGCAAAAGGGATTTAAGGCCAAACGCTTTATAGATTCTGCGATGAACGGGGACAATGTAACCGACAAAGCGCAGAAACTTATTACTAACTTTGTACAAAAGCGGATAAAAGCACACTTGCGGTGAACTACCTACAGTACATATACGACGCGGTTAACGCCAGCACAGCGGTGCCAGTGTATTCGTATGCAGCTCCGCAGGGCGTCGCCGAGGATTTTATAGTAATCCGCATGAACGGCATAGACGTTACCGAAACCAAAGACGAGTACAAAGCCGAGCGCGTAGCGGCTACGCTTTTTATGCACTTTGCTAGTGCCGATACAGCCCAGGAGCAGTTAACCCAAATACGCCACAACCTGCAGCACTACCCGCGCGTTATGCCGCTGTACGAGCAGTACGTCGAGGGCGACCTTGGCACGCTTGAGGGCGAAGACTGCGCAGCCGAGCAAATGGGCGTAGCAGCCCAAACCACCTTTACCCTAGCCTACATGGACGGGGCACAATTTTTCTACAACGAAGACGACGAAACCGTAATACTTGCGGCAGATTTCACTTTTTTAATCAATTACTAAAATGGCAACATTAAGCGGCGGAGAAGTTCGCCTATTCCTTTCGGCCGACGGTGGCAGCACCTACAAAGCCTTTGCTTCGGAAACGGAGTGCTCTTTTGAAATGAACGCGGAAACGCGCGAAACGACGAGCAAAGACGCAGCGGTATTCCGCACCTACGTAACCAGTGCTAAAACCTGGAGCATTTCGGGCAGCACTATCATGGACGACGATAACGCGTCACTGTGGAACGTAGACGAGCTTTACGCCAAGGTCGGCGACATCGTTAAGCTTCGCATCACGCAAGTGGCAGCAGGTAGCACTACGCCAGTAACGGGAGAAACCAAAATCGAAGGCGACGCTATTCTCACGCAGCTTTCGGTTTCAGCTCCGGACAAGGATAACGGTACGGTATCATTCAGCTTGAACGGTACGGGTGCCTGGACTGTAGGAACCAACTAATAAACGAAGCAATGGAAGGGAAAAAGTTTACGCTGGGGGCAGCGCTTTTGTTTGAAGAGGTCACGGGAAAAACCGTTACCGACTTGGGAAATCTTGGCCTAGCTGATATGCTAGCCATGCTTTACGCGCAGGAGTTTTGGGACGTGAACGGACGGCCCAGCTTCGACGAGTTTAAGGCTATGGCAGGGGCCTGGGATATTTCCGAACTTACCCAGCGGCTTAACGGCCCTTTTTCCCAGCCGGCGGCCCAGTAGACGTACTGGGTCAGCTGGTCGGGCGTTTGGGCCTTGCGCCCAGCGAAGCCAAGATGCTAACGCACCAACAGCTTGAAGCTGTAATGCGCCACGCGGTAGAGGCCGAAAAAGACGAATGGAAACGTACCCGCTGGCTGGCAGCCGTGCTAGTCAATATAAGCGGGAAAAGCACTAAAAAGGTCGTAAGCGAAACCGACCTACTTAAATTTGAAGACGAACAAAAAGTAAGCAGCCTACGGGCATTATTGCAGAGCCATGGCAAACGACGTAACGAGTAAGGTAATACTAGGGCTAGACCCCAGCGAGTTCCGCCGTGGCATACAGCAAGTCGATGCCAAGCTAAAGGAAACTAGCCGACTCTTTGGGAATCTAGGCCAGGCAGTAGGCGCAGCCTTTGCCGGGGGTCAAATTATAAGCTTTGCCCAGGACGCTATGCGTTTGGGCGATGAGCTGCAAAAGGTAAGCGCTGGCTTTGCTCGCTTCGGCGGTGAGGCCAACCTGGAGCAGCTGCGACGGTCCACCCGCGGACTGGTTACCGACCTGGAGCTAATGAAGCGGGCAACCGCTGCAGGTAACTTCGGTATAGGCATTGGCGAAATGGGTAACCTGCTCGCCTTTGCCACACGCCGCGCGCAGGAAACCGGGCAAGAGGTCGACTACCTGGTCGAGTCAATCATTACGGGTATCGGTCGTAAATCGCCGCTAATCCTCGATAACCTTGGCATCAGTGCCACGCAACTGCGCAGCAAGCTTAACGGCGTCAGCGTAGAAGCGGCAAGCGTCGGCGAGGTAAGCCGCGCCGTGGGTCAAATCGCTACCGAGCAGCTGCGCCTAATGGGCGACGCCGCGGTCACGGCCACGGACAAGATTAGCAGAATGCGTACGAGCTGGGAGAATTTCAAAGCTTCAACTGGTACGTTTTTGCAGGAAAGTGCGCTATCGTTTTACGACACTTTCGACAAGTTTTTCACGTACATGAAGGGCGGCCTTTACGGCATGCGTGACATCGTATTTGAAATTAACGGCCTTATTACCGACCAAACGATTCTGCGGGCGCGCGAGCTCCAGGGAGCGTTAATGCCGATCGGGCCAGGCGCCACGGAGCCAAACCTACCCGCTGGGCCTGCGGTGCTGAATTTTGGCAACTTTAGCGAGCAGACGCTGGCCAATATGCGTTCGCAGCTTGAGCTGTTTAACAAAGAGCTGGAGAACGTACAAATAGGCAGCGCACGATTTAAGCAGCTTAAAAAGCAAATTGCCGATACCGAGTACGCAATAGGCCGCGCCACGGGAGAAATTTACGACGGCACCCAGGCGAAAATAGCCAAAGTAATTACCAAAGGGCTTATACCGTTTGGCGAGGTTATCGTAAAGACCGGCGAGGTACTAAAGTCCGGATTTATTCAGCCCCTCAAAGACGCCGAAAATACCTTGGAGCAGGTGCAGACGGCCCTGGCCCGATATAACACGGAAATGGAACTGCTAAACCAGGTCGGTGCGCAGTTCGGTAACATTTTCGCGAGCAGCTTTAACGCGGCCATGGAAAACGGTACCAACTTTTTCGACGAGCTTAAAAAGGCCCTCATTAACTACGTGAAGCAAATGCTGGTAGCCGTAGGCGTTACGGCAGCGCTTGCCGCGGTAATGAGTATGCTAGTGCCAAACCTATCTTTTGGGCGCGCATTTAAGGGCATTTCGGGTGGTACCGGGTTAGGCGGTATATTTGGCGAAGGCGGCATAATTGAGCTGGCGGGAACCCTCAAAGGCTACGACGTGCAGCTAATGAACAAGCGAACAGATTCACGTAGAAGCACACTGTAATGCCCAAGCAACGCTACGCCTGGTCCGATTCCAAAGGCTACACGATTAAAATTTTCGCGGACACCGACGAGGTAACATACAATCCGTACGAGTTCAATACGGCGAGCTGGTCGGTGACATACGACGCGCAGGACGCATACCAGCCAGGCATAGTAAACAGCCGTTTTGAGGTAATCGCCGAGCTTGGAACCACGCCCTTTAGCGCAGCGCTTGAGCAAATACTGCAGGATTCCGAAGGTATCTTTATTATGGAGCTTTGGAAGGGCCTATCGAAAGAATGGGGCGGAGTAATTACGCCAAACGCCTGCACCGTAGAGGTGAGCAATGGGACGAGGTTTATTACCCTCACCGCTGGCGACGGATTTTATAAGCTGGATTTCCCCAGCTCCATGTACAAGTTTACCGGCACCAAACGCTTTACGCAGCAAATTGCCGAAATCTTCGACCGGCTACAGCTTGACCTAGTGTTTGACGGCTTTATAGTAAGCGACACCACGCGCACGCAGCTGGAAACCTACCCGTACGAAAAGGACGGCCTATATAATACGGGCAGCACGCACAACCTATTTTATACCCGCGCAGTGGACGATTTCCGAACCTACCGCGAGGTAATAAACGACATTTGTACCTGCTATGGTATGCGTATGTACCAGGATAGGGGTTTTTTGGTATTCCAAGACCTTACCAGGGCATACGACAATACGTTTAGCTTTTACAATTTTGCCGGCACGTTTCTTTTTCGGCGCGCCTACTCAAGCGTACAAACGCTGCAGGTAATGGCTGGCGGTACAAAAATGTACCTACCCGCCTTGAAAAAGTACGACATCGTACATGAGTATTCCAACACCCAGGTAGGTCTACAGCCAGCGCTAAAACCGGTAACGCATTACGAGTTACTTAACTACGTTGGCGGGTTCCCGGTTTACATTGAGCGTAACGGTATTGACTTTGGACTGCAGGCCGGTGACGGGTCATCGCATTTCGACTTTTTCGATACCGAAATGAGAATTACCCTTGGCTACAGCGGTGAGTACGATTTTGATTACGAAATTGAATTTAGGCTTGTGCTTATGTATGGTACACAAAGCACCGACGGCAGCACGTGGGGCAGCGACAAATACATGGCGTTTAACAAAACGGGCCGCATAAATACAAACGGCTCGCCTGGTTTCATTACGCTTTCGCACAGCTTAAATAACTACCATTTGCCCACCACGCCTTCGCTAGGGTCGGACGGTCTGCGTATGTTCCTAGAGGTGGCCTTTATTGCCGGCGACTGGACCAGCACGGGCAGGGCTTTAATGAAGTACGACCTGCGTATTCACGGCACGGCGCCCGAAGAAACAACGTGGCGAGCAGATAACACCGCGCGCATTATTGGCGAAGACCTGCAAATGCGTACGCGCCTAGGCTACAGCCCGTTGCTAACGTCAAGCGACCAGGCCATACAATACCCGAACGGGGATAACGTAACGGGCTTTGTGGAGTTTTTCGACAACAGCCCCGGCCAGGTAGCTACGGTAAATAGCCTGCTTTACATTACAGCCTATCGCCTTTGCCAAATGCGAGGCTTGCCGCAGGAATATTACGAAATAGATATGCATGGCACCGCGCGCCTTACGCATTACGGGTACTGGGGTAACACCTATTACTTGCCGATTTCGTTAACCTACACCTGGGACACCTGCAAAGCGACGTACGCAAAGTACGCGGCTTATGAGCTGAAGCGCAGTGACCTGCTAACAAGAAACCCATTTTACGGATTCGAGTCGTAATGCAGCAAACTAATTACTTACCCCCGAACCTAGCCTATTATGCCTACGTCTACGGCGACGGTGGCGTAGTGGAGCTTAACACCTGCACCTTATGAATGCCGCACAATTTATAACTATCTTTACTGGTGGAAACTACGCCGCCCCGATTTGGGACGCTTACGAGGCCTACGTACTGGCCGATAGCGGAACTGTTGAGGCCGAAGTATGCACCACAAACGCAATCGCTAATTTGCTATGAGTACACCTTTCTACGACCTGGCCTCAATGGTAGTTCTGCCCTCGGGGTATAAGAGTGGGAAAATCTATGCCCAAAAACCATTAACTACCGACGGGCAGCTAACTTTTACCCGCGCGAGTACGGCTACCCGCGTAAACGCAAGCGGACTAATTGAAACGGTGAGCAGTGGCGTACCGCGTTTGGACTACTTGAATAGTACTTGTCCTCGCCTGTTGCTTGAGCCGCAGCGGACGAACCTTGCCCTATACTCGGAGCAGTTTAACAACGCTTACTGGACTCAAAACGCAACAGTAACCGCAAATTCCACAATTTCACCAAGTGGATTTCAAGATGCCGACACTCTTACTGACTCAAGTAATTCATATCTTGATGTTCGTAGAAGCTTTACTATTACGGCATCAACCGCATACACTTTTTCCATCTTTGTAAAAAAGACAACTGGTACTTTAACTAACTACGCTGGCGCTGGGTTTAGTGCAGGTGGCGGTGCAGGAATTGGATACGCTATCTTTAACACTACGACTGGTGCAGTTAATTTAGCTGATGTCGCTGGCGACTTTGTTCTTTCTGCAAAATCAACAAGCTACGGAGATTACTATCGTTTTGAGATGACGTTTACAACTGGGCAAACGAGCTTGCTTGTTCTTATGTACCCTGCGCTTTCTCAAAACGGAACTACCCTTTCTTCTGACGCTCAAGGTTCAAACGTATTTTGGGGCGCACAGCTTGAGGCAGGAGCCTACGCCACCTCGTACATCCCCACATTGGGAACGAGCGTTACAAGGGTTGCGGATGCTGCTTCTAAAACGGGCATTAGCTCGCTTATCGGGCAGACCGAAGGTACTATCTTTTGGGAAGTTGATATTAAAATACCAACCGCAACTGCTTTAGAAGCCATAGTGAACATTGACGGAGGAAGCTTTGGAAATACTTTTTATATTTATCAATCCGCATCAACCTTTGCA